TGCCATGAGCTGCTCGCAGACCTCGCGGTTGAGCGCGGAGGAAGCGTAGGTGCCTGCGGCAGCGGTACCGCCCATGATCAGCGCCTGACCGATACCCCAGGCTTGCATGAGCTTCGCGTCAATGCGGTCGTAGTCCTGGTCAAAGCGCGGCACCGACTCGCGGCCGAACACCGGCTTCACGTCCAGGCCGAAGTGATGCACCATCAACTTGAAGTCGGCAGCCAGTGCGCTCTGGAAATCCTCACGCAGGTCGCTCAGTTCGCTCAAGTCCGGTATCCAGGGCTCACCATCGCCCATATCTTGAATGCCCAGGGTGGCCAGGATCAGCGGCGAGTAGAGCCGGTCGGCCACCGAATCCTGGGCCGCGTTGAGCGACTCCTCCATCATCAGGGTGCGGAAGGAGCGCATCAAAAACGGGGTGCCACGGGTGTCCCACGGGGAGGCGCGGTTGACCAGGCGGCTCCACAGCGCCTCGGAGATGTCGAGGCCGTCATCCTGCTCGGCGGCGCGGATGATCTCGGGGTAGTTCTTGACGAGCTGTTGGTACTCGTAGGTGCGCTCTTTGCGCTCCGAGGGGCTCTCATGGTTGGAGCCCAGCGGCCCACCCTGGCGCAGCGCCTCCACCATGTCTTTGACGGCGAGCTGAACCCGCTCCTCCTCATGGAAGATGGACTTGCTCACCCGCACCATCTCGGGGTTAAGCACCTCCTCCGATGACCACACGCCCAGGCTCTCGTTGAAGTGCGCCAGCGTGGTGACCTCACCGGAGATGAAGTACTCCCGGCCCAGGCAGTCGGGCAGGAACTCCTCGTAGTTGAGATCGTTGAGGAACATCTCGGAGTAGAACTGCTCGATCTTGGGGTCTTTGCTCTGGAACTCCAGGCCCACCACCGGAAACTTGGCGTAGATGTCCACCAGCAGTGGAATCAAGTCGTGAGTGGAGTAGAACAGCCGGGCCCAGGTACGGGCATCGGTCTGCTCCTTGGGGTCACTCATGTTCCAGGGGATGTTCTTGTCCTGCAGTGAGGACAGCGGCTGCCGGATCTTGGGCAGGGCGATGGTCATATCGGAGCCGGTACGCATGTTGGCCATCCGCGACCGGCGCATGTGCGCGGCCTGGGCCTTCATATCGGACTCCATCTGGCCGGGATTGCTCACCCGGTCACGCACCTGGATGGCAGCCTGGCGAGCCTGAGTGGGGGAGTGCGGCAGCGAATACCCAGCGGCACGCAACCGTCGCATCTCATTGTCGGCCCCACCCACGACAAGACCCGACGCGGTGCGGGTCACCCCACGCCGGTCGGTTACTGTGTACCGCTCAGGATTGGTCACTGGTCACCTTTTCCACGGGACGCAAACAAACTTCTGTGTACCAGCACTCATCGGGTGCCTCGGGGTATGCCTTGTCGTCAAGAACAACGTGAAACGACGGGTAGACCGGGGTGCCGCCATCTTTGAGATCGAAGCTGATGTCGTCTACCGTCCCGATTCCATCGTAGATCTCCCCGCCGGTACGGCACTCCACCCGATCACCAGCCTTGTAGGGGATGGTGAGCATGAGGAAGTTCATCGCCCGTACCACGCTCGGCGTAGGCACATTGCTCACGCAGTCTCTACAGTAATGCAAATCTTTAGAGTCCGTGTGGACGATCTCTGTTAGTTTCTTGCATGAGTAGCACAGCTCTACCATAGGTAGCCTTCCGGTTAGGTGTACCGTCCACCACGGTTCCGGCGATACCACTGAGCGTCGGGGGTGCTCATCGTCGTCTTTTTGGATGGCTTGCCCTTGCCCTTGGGTGTGCCACCTTCTTCGGTGATGTCGAAATGCTCGGCCATCATAAACCGACGCAGCCCCTCAGGTGTGGGACGGCGACGGGCGCGTCGGCACTGGGCGACATAGGATCGAGCAGCGTAGTAGCGGGGCGACGGGCCTTTCGGCCCAGGGCCGTCAATGCCCAGCGAGTTGAATCCGAACATCGGGTCGTCGGGGCCGTCGAAGTCCTTGTTCTTCTTTTTCTTCTTGGGGCCACCCCAGTCACCGTCATCCAGCGGCCAGTCCTTGTCGGGATTCCTGTTCCAATCGCCAGCGGTACGGCGAGCCTGTTTCTTGGGGTTACCGGGATGGCAATTCTTGCAAAATCCACTGGACTCCCAGCTCCCAAACGGTGCCCAGTGCTGGGGAACATCACCGTATTCTTCAGGATGGCTATCCCCGCGCTCGTAATAGAACTGCCACTTGTTGTCGTTGTCAAAGGGAACCCCGCGAGACTGCGACCAGTCGCTAGTTGGAGCGAGTGCTTCGCCGCCGCAGTCAATGCACTGCATTGGATTCCTGGGTCGCTCGCCCTCGGCCAGTGTCTTGTCGATATGAGCCATGGTGTCCTCGTAGGACATGCCATCAGCAGCGACTCGCCGGGCGGCGAAGTGCTCGATCTCGGGCTTGTCCTCCTCGGGCTCCTGATCCATCATGTCGCGCAGGTCGATGCGGCGCAGCGTGTGCTTGTCGGCCTGGCGGCGACTGGCCACGATGACATCCTTGCGCACCGGGATCTCGCGGCAGATCACCTTCTCCAGCGAGGCTTCCTTGCCGTGGTTGTCGGTGCCGATGACATAGGAGTTCCAGGCCCGGCCGCAGGAGCCGCACTTGCGGTAGCCCGAGGGGGTCGAGAACTCATCACCGCAGTCGCAGGAGAAGGTGTCGGCAGCGGTGGTGATGTAGCCGTTGAGCCGGTGGTCAAAATCCCACCCGGCCACTCGCTGCATTGACAGGGAGGCTCCACCCCACCCCGACCAAGCCTGGCGGCGGGTTGAGGTGTGGGCCGAAGCCCTACGTCCTTTTCCCTGACCACCACGCTTGCGGTTGCCTGCACTGATCTTCTGCCGGATACGTTTAAGGGCCACGGGCCCGACCTTGTATCGCTGAGCGAACGCATCGACATCGGGCTCACCACCACGCTGTGTGGCGTTCGCGGCGAACTCCTCCCACATCTGATCGACATTCTTGGCCTGACGGCGGCGGCTGGCTTCATGCTGCTTCTCCAGCGCATCTCGCCGTCTGCGCTCGACCTGAACGTCCTCCGGTGAGCCACCGTGGGTGCGGATGTACTCCATCCGACGATGCGGCTCGGTGTCATCAGGCGGGACAACTCCGTTGGCCCGGCGACGGCTGGACTCTTTGTGAGTGTCGCACTTCTGGCAGGAGCCCTTGGCGCACGGCTTGGTGCCGGGCACCCGCTCGTAGCCGTCCCAGCACTCGCAGTTCTTGGCCTGATGCAGACGAGCGAACCGCAGGCGTGCGGCCATCATCGGCGGCAGACCCTGGTCTTGTGCGGCCGGGGGAGCGCCACCCATGGCGTTGGGATCGAGCCCTGGGGGGGCACCGCCACCCATGGACGGATCGGCACCACCCATCGGATCGCCGCCGCCAGCGTTGGGGTCACCGCCACCCATCATCGCCGCCAGGGCGTTGGGGTCGAGGCCACCACCGGCACCACCGGAGGGATCGCCGCCGGGCATGACGTTGACCGTGCCTGCCGGGGGCATCACGTTCATGGGATTGGCCGCTGCCGCTTCCTGCTCGGCCTGCTGGACGGTCTGCAGCGCCTGCTGCAGCGGGGCGATCTGGCCCTGGAACTCCTCGGCCTTCTGATTGAGGAGATTGGTCAGCGCCTCGTCGGCCTTCTGCAGATAGTCCGGTGCAGCAGTGCGGCGACGGCCAGAGCGGTCGCGGAAGAACTCAATCTTTGTTTCATCACTAGGTTCCCCGCCCTCATAAATAGACTGGAGGGTGTTGGGGTACTGACCGCTGCCGGGGCGGTGTTGCGGATCGCGGTGTTTGCTGGGCTTGCCCTTGACCCGCTTCATCATCGGCGGCTCAGACGGGAAGCCAGAGTCGCCAACCAGCTCCGGTGGGTAGGCCACATCGCCCATTTCCCCGAAAACATCTGTGACCTGATTGCCGAATGGCGAGTCGTGCTTGCCAGCCTCGGCGCGATGCTTCGGGATAGACTTCTTCACCTGTTGCCGGGGCAGTAGGGTGATCTCTTTTTCATCGCCGTAGCTGCTGTCGTAGGGATCTTCTCCGTAGCCGTCCCAGTTTTTCTCCAGCGAGTGCTTGCCGCCGCTTGGATAGCTCCAGTGATCACCGGCAGCAGCGGCCTTGGTCGAGCCAAACTCAGGGCTCGGCTGCGGCTTGTCGGAGAAACCAGAGCCGGGCTCGGGGCTCTGGTGCAGCTCCATCGGCCCCGGCTTGGTCGGCTTGTTGATCTTCGGCTTGCCCTTGGAGTTCCACTCGGGCCCGACCGGCTTGGCCACCCGCTGCATGGTGGCGGCAATGGCGATGTACTCCCGATCCGAGGGAGCGTAGGACTCCAGGGAGTCCAGATTGGCCAGGCGGCGGTTGGCCTTGCACCACAGCGCGAAGCGCCGGGTCGAGTCCTTGACGAAATCGGTCTTGGCCGGATCGCCGTTGTGGTCGGTGCCACCGGGGAAGGTGCCGCCGAAGTTGTTGGTCGTGCGGCCCTCGTCCCCCTCGTCCACGTCAGAGAGGTAACCCTTGAAGTCGCCCTCAGGCTCCAGCTCACCCTCAAACTCGGCGTAGCGGCGACGTGAGGCGGCACGACGGCTGGCCGAGGGCATCATGGGGGTGGTAAGACCCGTCTGGGTATTGCTCTCGCCAGGAGGCAATGAGCCACCTGTAGGAAGCAGATCACTCGATTCGGCAGCCAGCGGGGCCGGGGCATCGGGAACACCAGGAACTCCTGAGGTGGGGGCGGGGCCACCGGGCTCGGGAGTGGAAGCGTCTGGGGTGGTGGTGCTCGTTGAAGGGTCGGAGCCACCGGGGATGTTCAGGCTGTCCCCGGCGTAGATCATGTCGGGATTGTCGATGCCGTTGGCCTCGGCCAGGCTGCTCACGCCCTCGGCACCCAGACCGGCACGCTCAGAAATCGTGGTGAGGGTGTCGCCCGACTGGATGTCATAGTTACCGGCACCGATGGAGTCGGTATTGCCGTTGGGGCTCCAGTCCGAACCA